AGACCAAGAATTGACAGTAAAGTCTGATTCAAAAGGTGATTTGTTGCGAGGTTTCCGTAAGTTTGCGAGTTCTAAGTCCCAGCAACGCATACTTATACAGAAATTCATACCACAAGTTGCTTAACTGTAGTATGACACACAAAAAATCTCAGATATTGAGTAGGGGATGTAAGTGCTTGATTCTTCGTTAAAAAACTGTATATGAATCAAGCACTTATTTCACTCGTAACCCATTGATTTATATAGTAAAAGAAATTTAAAATAATGCTTGACTTTCCGTATTTGTTGTGTTATTATATACGTATAGAATGAAAAATTAATCATTGTCTTGTGAGGAGACTTATATTATGAACAATACGATCTTTGTAGAAAACCTTCGTCAATTAGTTGACGGTAATAACTGTGTTCGCCGTAAGGATATTGTTAAAGAAGCAACTGCTGTTGGTTTGGTTATTCAACAGAATAAACTTGAGGCTTATAAAGTTGATAAAGGACTTTATGATTTGACCGAAATGTTTGCAGGTACCGCTGCGAGTTTTACTCGTCCTGAGCGAGGAACTTCGCCTTCAGTTCGACCCACTAAACTTGAGGTTGTTAATACAACACAAGCTCCAGTTTCAGTTCCATCTGCTAAAGTTGTAACAATGGCTAAACTGATTATGGATATTCAGAATTTGGTTCCTTCGAAGGATGATACTTATGTGCCTTTCGGTTTTCATAAGGATCTTAAAACCATTTTGAATACAGGTATTTTTTATCCTGCGTTTATCTCAGGACTTTCTGGTAACGGTAAAACCACAATGATTGAGCAAGTTTGTGCCCAGCTCAAGCGTGAGGCTATCCGTGTTAATATTAGTATTGAAACCGATGAGGATGATTTAATCGGTGGCAATACACTAGTTGATGGTAACGTAGTCTATAGAGAAGGACCGGTCCTCACCGCCATGAAACGTGGCGCGGTCCTAATCCTTGATGAAGTAGATCGTGGCTCTAACAAGTTGATGTGTCTCCAGGCCATACTTGAGGGCAAACCCTACTTCAATAAGAAGACTGGCGAAACCACTACTCCTGCCCGCGGGTTTACTATCATAGCCACTGCTAATACAAAGGGCCGTGGATCAGACGATGGTAAATTCATCAGCGCACAGTTGTTGGACGAAGCGTTCCTGGAGCGTTTTGCAATTACCGTGGAGCAGGAGTATCCTACAATGGCAGTTGAGAAGCGTATTGTTCTCAACAAGATGGAACGCGCCGGGTGCGTTGATGATGACTTTGCCACTCATCTTGTTACATGGTCAGACGTTATACGTAAAACCTATTTTGAAGGTGGTATAGACGAGCTGGTCAGCACCCGGCGCTTGGAACATATTGTCAATGCCTTTGCAGTCTTTAAGGACAAGATGAAGGCTATCACTTTGTGTACTAATCGTTTTGATCCTGATACTAAACAGGCGTTTGTTGATTTATATACAAAGGTTGATCCTTTAAATCCGCAAGAGCCTGAAGAATCTACTACTGATATGTACAGTGAGGTTCCATTTTAATTATGAATTATAAATTTAATGAAGATATTTTGGTAGAAGAATTTATGGATTACATAGATTCTACCTATGCAGGACACTACGGCCAAGGCGGACTACAATCCGCTGAGGTCATTGTTGATAGAGGACATGGACTCGGATTCTTTCTGGGTAATGTTGATAAGTACAATGCTCGGTATGGTAAGAAAGGTGAACCCGAAGATCACCGTAAAGATTTGTTCAAAGTAATTCATTATGCCTTTTTAGCATTAAATGAGCATGATAGGATACATAGTTTTGATAAATAACTGTCAATACATATTGACAAATTAGTTTGTGTATGTTATAGTATACACATATTATTTTATTCATGGAGTTTTATTATGAAGTTGAGTACAAACACTGTAGAAGTTTTGAAGAATTTCGCATCTATTAATCCTAACATTCTTATTCGCGCTGGTGATTCTATATCTACCATTAGTGCAGGTAAGAATATTTTTGCTAAAGCTAAAATTCAAGAAACCTTTGATCGTGAATTTGCAATTTACGATTTGAATAGTTTCTTAGCTACTCTTAGCTTGGCAAATAATGCTGACATTCAATTTGACAATGAATTTTTGCAAGTTGAGATTGATTCAGGTACAATGCAGTATTATTATTCAGACCCGTCAGTCATTCAGGCTGCACCTGATAAAGAAATTCAAGTTGATAATTATTTTCAGTTTACTCTTACGAAAGAGGCACTTAAAACTATTTTTAGCACTGCTTCGGTAAGTCAAGCTACTATGTTTAGCGTGATTGGTAATGGAACTAACGTTAGTATTGTTGTTGGTGATCCTAAAACTCCATCAAGTAATAATTATCAGAAAACAATTGCGGCTTCGACTAAAGTATTCAAAGCACATTTGCCAATTGATAGTTTGAAAATTATGAATGACACTTATACTGTAACAGTTTCAGAAAAGAAATTCATCTATCTAGAAGGCACTAATGGTAGTTCACGGTATTGGCTAGCACTTGATAAAGACTCGGAGTTTTAATTATGGATGAATCTAAACTTAATGTAGAAGTGCGCGAGACTGGCAACGGATGGCTGGTTACATTTACACGGTGGGATAAAACAGTTGAGTTTGTTTTTACTCGCCCCGGTCCTGCTCTTTCTATGATCAAAAGTGTTATGACAGAGAGTGTAAATCCCTTTGCAGACATGCCAGGATATTCCCATGAGTAATGATACACCCGTACAGGTAGAAAAAGATAAAGAAGAAGAAGGCAAGCATATTGAATTGAATATTACGGACAATACGACAGTAAAAGAAAAAATTGGTTAATTATATCATGGAGTTCGTAAATGGATCATTTTTTATGGGTTGAGCGTTACAGGCCCAAGACTATTGAAGACTGTATTTTACCTGAATCTATTAAAAACACTTTTAAGGAGTTTCTCTCAAAAGGCGAAATTCCTAATTTGCTTTTGTGTGGTACAGCAGGTACAGGTAAAACTACAGTAGCTCGGGCATTGTGTGAAGAACTAGGTGCGGACTATATTATTATTAATGGTTCCGATGAAGGTCGTCAAATTGATACTTTGAGAACAAAGATCAAACAATTTGCGAGTGCAGTTAGTTTTGGTGCAGGTACTAAAGTTGTAATCATGGATGAAGCTGACTATCTAAACAGAGAGTCGGTTCAACCTGCACTCAGAGCATTCATTGAAAACTTTTCTGATAATTGTAGATTCATTTTTACGTGTAACTATAAGCAAAAAATTATTGCTCCTCTTCACAGTAGAACTACTGTCATTGAATTCACTTCTCAAAAAAGTGATAAAGCGCGTCTTGCATCTGCATTTATGAAACGGATGCAATATATACTTGGTCAAGAAGGTGTGCAATATAAAGAAAAAGTTTTAGCAGAATTGTTGATGAAGTTCTATCCTGATTACAGGCGAGTAATTAACGAATTACAAAGATATAGTTCATCAGGTTCAATTGATGAAGGTATTCTCAGTAATTTTTCTGAGGTCAACACAAGAGAGTTGATAACTTCTCTTAAAGAAAAAGACTGGAAGAAAATGCGGCAGTGGGTCGCTAATAATGTTGATTCAGATCCGCAAGGTATTTTTAGATTTATCTACGATAGTTTACTTCCTGAAGTCACTACTATTCCTCAAGTCGTACTACTGATTGCTGACTATCAATATAAGGCAGCATTCGTTGCTGATCAGGAAATAAATCTTACAGCATGTCTGACTGAAATTATGGGCAATGTTAAATTCAAATGAAGAATTGAAAAAAGGAATTTTACATGAAACGTGTTGAACCGAAGGTTTCTTTTATTGAGGAGTTAGGCAAACCTTTTGATATAGTCAATGAGGATGAATTTTCTGAAAAGATTAAAAAAATAAGTCCTTTTGATTTTATAGGAAGTATATGTTTCAGTAAAGAAGAACTTATAGTAGATGAGAAAACAGAATCACAATACAATGCCTTTATTGTCAACAGGGGTCTTGGATTTGGTTCTGATACTGTTATTGCTGCAAATGAAATGAACAGCAGACCTCACATAGATAAAAAAATGCAGTATGATTTTCTTAAATCCGTAATTCGTAAAAGCAAGAGATATAATAAGTGGATAAAATCTGAGGAAGAGAATCTAGATTTAGTTCAGGAATATTTTGGTTATAGTTTTAATAAAGCAAAAGAAGCATTAAAAATATTAACTGATGATGATCTTAGCAAGATCAAAGACTTTATGAAAAAATCAAAAGGCGGCCGTTTATAAATATAGTTGTTATCATGAACAATTATAATTAGAAAGGACGTATGAAATGAGTGAGCGAGATAATTTTTTTACAATTGATTATCCTGGTTATCAACCGCTAGAAGTCTTGCTAGAAGATCCTGAAAATTTTTTGAAAGTAAAAGAAACTCTTTGTAGAATAGGTGTTGCGTCTAAAAAAGACAATACGTTATTTCAGTCTTGCCATATATTACATAAGCAAGGAAGGTATTACATTACGCATTTTAAAGAATTGTTTGCTTTGGATGGTAAAGAAGCGGACTTCATGGAAAATGATTTAGAAAGGCGTAATACTATTGCTAAATTATTAGAAGATTGGGGTTTGTTAAAAATCATTTCTACTTTAAACGAAGATGAATTTTGCCCTCTTAATAAAATTAAAATTATATCATTTAAAGAAAAAAATGAATGGAATCTTGTTCCTAAATATAAAATTGGAAAAAAACGTTTTTAAAATAAAAAAGAATTTATAAATAAAGTGCCGCCAGGGAGTTTTGTTAACTATATAAAAAAATGTAGTTGTATTACAAACTGGCTGGCACCACTATACGCCGATAGGGTATAGTAATTTTAACCTCGCTGAAAAGGAGAGACTTATGACTCGCGTACAAAAATATGCAATAGGCAATATGGCTGATATTTTAGATAATGTAAGACCGTTTACTGTTGGCTTCACTAGAATGTTTGAAAGTTTAGCCGATGTAAACGACAGTGTTGCAAGCAATTACCCACCCTACAATATTGTAAAGTGTGATGATGAAAATTACATCATTGAAATTGCTTGTGCAGGATTCCGCAAAGATGAATTTGAAATTCAGTTATTACCCGATAATAATAAACTGATTGTACAAGGTGTACAGGATCGCCGTGAAGACAAACGCGATTATTTTCATAAAGGAATTGGATCAAGAAACTTTACACGTTCTTTTTTACTAGAAGGGGATGTTAAAGTAACTGATTGTGAATTTACCGATGGTATGTTAAATATCTTTCTAAAAAGAATCATACCTGAAGATAGAAAACCCAAACAAATTAATGTGAAATAAGGTGAATTAGCTATGGCTCAAGTCCAAATTATTAAGTTGTCAACTGGAGAAGATATTATAGCTTCAGTTGAAGTAATGGATGTTCCTGGTTCTGAAAAAATGGTTATGGTTGAAAAACCCTGCATCATTCTTCTTAGACCTAAAGAACAAAATCCTAAAGAATTTGGCTTGGGCTTAGCACCCTATTGCCCATATGCAAAGGGGTACAAGTTTACCATAGTGAATTCACATATTGTCTCTATCTTTGAACCAGAAGAAACTCTTTTAAATGAATACACAAAAAGATATGGTTCACTTGTACCTACTTCAGTTAGACAAGTACTACAGGAATAACATGAGTGTAGTATTTTCAAAAAAAAGAGGTTTAATTGCTTGACATAGACTCCTCGTTATTATATAATGTATTCACACTGAGAGGAAGATATGTCAAATTTTTATACTTTTGCTAAACACTACGGTAATAAAATACTATATCGTGGTATCGAAAACGGAAAAAGGGTATCTAAAAAGGTACCCTTTTCTCCTACTCTTTATGTTCCTTCAAAGAATGAATCTAATTTTAAAAGCATATTCGGTGATGTTGTTTCTCCAATTAAGTTTGATTCTAATTCAGAAGCATCTGATTTTGTAGAACAATATAAAAACGTATCCAATTTTCCAATTTACGGGCAGACGAATTGGGGTTATCAATTTATATCTGAGAAGTATCCTGAAAAAGAAATCATTTGGGACATTTCAAAAATACTATTGTATTCAATAGACATTGAAACTACAGTTGAGAATGGTTTTCCTGACGTATTCAATCCTATGGAAAGAATCACTCTCATTACTTTGCAGAACAGTGTAACTAAAAAGATTACTACATTTGGTAGTGGTCCGTTTACTCCCGGTGAAGCTACTAAAAACTTTGATATTGATTATAAAGAATGTGAATCAGAAAAGAAACTTCTTCTTCGCTTTATAGATTGGTGGATTGTAAATTGTCCTGATGTTATTACGGGTTGGAATATAAAAGAATTTGATATTCCATATATTATTTCTCGTATGGAAAGAATTCTAGGAGAAGAAGTAGGTAGCCATGCTAAAAAATCAATGAGTCCTTTTAGCATTGTTCGTGACGTTAAAAAATCTTACAATGGTAGAACACATCTGACATATGATATACAGGGTGTTGCTCAGTTAGATTATTTGGACATGTACAAAAAGTTTACCTATGTTACCCGTGAAAGTTATTCTCTAGATCATATTGCTGAAGTTGAACTCGGACATTCAAAGTTAGAGAATCCTCATGACACATTCAAGGAGTTTTACGAAAAGGATTGGAATCTTTTTGTCGAATATAATATCATAGATACTGTACTTGTAGATCAGTTAGAAGACAAGATGAAACTTATCGAACTCTGTCTCACAATGTCTTATGATGCGAAAATGAATTTCGAAAATGTATTCTCTCCTGTAATGACTTGGGACTGTTTGTTTTATAACTTTCTCTTAGAACAGAACATTATAATTGGTCAGGGTAACGGTAGACCTGAAAGAACTATTGCAGGTGCTTATGTACAAGAACCTGTTCCTGGTCCATATGAGTGGGTTGAATCGTTTGATGCGACTTCACTCTATCCTTCTATCATTATGCAATATAACATGAGTCCAGAAACATTAGTGCCAGGTAGTATGTATGAAGTAGATGTTGATGGTTTACTTGCAAGCAAATACAAGTTTGATACTGATGATGCAGTTGCTGCGAATGGTCAAACATTTATTCGCACTAAACGAGGACACTTTCCTAATCTTGTTCAAAAGTTTTTTGATGATAGGCAGCGTTACAAAAAACTAATGATACAAGCTAAACAAGAATATGAGATTAGCAAAGATCCTAATACAAAAAAA